AATACTATTGAAACATGAACCTGATAGTGCGCTTGTTTCAAAACATTCAGTAGTCCCTGTAAATAAGTCATTATATGGTACTCCGCTAATGCTACAAGTTATTTCAGGACAATTAATACTACTTGCACCACTCATTGTAAATGATGGTCTGTTAAATACGCATATATCTGAACTTGTCTTTACTACTGGACCTACAAAGTTTCTATCGCATTTTCCATTTTGACTATATATTTTTTCTTGGTAGCTCATTAATACGAAATTTGTAATTCAATAAATTCTCTATTATTGTTTATATTTAAACCTATATCTCTATTCTTACCTAAGTCGGTCATTTCGGTTACCTTCTTGTAGTTTTGTATAAAGACCTCTAGGTGCCCTATTTTGAACCAATCTTTATAACCAAATGAGGTTTCAACAAACCTTATGGCTTCAACATTACTATTTATGTTGTCCGATACTTTTCCTACTATATTTTTTATTAATACTGGCATATATATATAAATAGTGTTAACTTGGTATTATTGTACCGTTAATATCAATTGTTGTAACTTCACCTAAGAAGTCACTTTCACAACCAGTATCCTTTATCCAAACCCCATTACATTTAGTTATTGATGGTTGTAGTGTAATTAACCCACCTGTAGTCCCAGTTGTAGGTATAGAACTCGGTAACACTTGACTGATTACACTAACCGTAGAGTTACTTGCTAAGGGTAATATTGTAGGTGGAGGTGTTACAACTGTTGGTGTTGACGTTGTTGTTATTAATGATACCGTATTGATAGGTTTCCATATTAGTGGTGTTACTCCGTCAAGTTCTGTACGTGAATTTGTCCCGTTATCAAAATCAAAACTAACTGGACCTTGGTACGATGACGTAGTGTTTAGGGTTATTGTATCTATTTGATTTACTTTAGTAATATCTTTTACTATAGTTTCATAAGCTAAATACTCTATATCAAAATATATTTCTAAATGTACATTTCCAGAAATCCCTTGCCTACCAATAACTAAAGGATTAACAATTAATTTTACTCCATTCCTACTGAAGAAATCATTTTCAATGTCTGTTGCAAAATTAGATAGACTATAAGTTGTTGAGTCTGATTGACCCATAGTTACGGTAGTTCCGTCGTAATACTTTAACTCTCTCTTTCCTCCCTTAATAGTTGTAGTTGCGTCCCCTAAATATATATTATCATTATCGATAACTACGTTAACCTTAGAGGGGTCCGAAGCATAGGGTCCAGAGTTGACTAATTCAGTATTATCACCACGAAACATAAAAAGATAATAACCAGTATCTGACGGATTAGAGTTAGTACCATTTGCAGACCATAAATCTACGTATATACCGTCGGGTATGTTTTGAAGCACACTTCTAGCCTTTACTATACCTGTTGTCACTGTTGATGTTATTGTTGTTGGTAATGATGTTGTTCCGCTAGTTGGTATATTACATAGGTATAAATTACCACGTTTATAATTAAATTTCTGTTGGTCAAATACTGTATTTTTGTAAGCGTATGTTGAACCCCATATTGTCGTAGCTGGTACAACTTGTTCTATTAAGTCAATCCAATAATTACCAACGGTCTTTCCGAAGGTGTCCATGTCGGAATAATCATACTTAGAACTATTAATTCCACAAAATTCTAATGAACGAGTGTTATATCTGTCGTAAAGCATTCTTAATGTTGCATAGCTACTAATTGTTTGTCTGTTTTTAACATCAATTAATTCACTACTTAATGTACTGGCAAATTCATTAACTGTATCTATTTGACTAAGTTCAGTTGTTAGTACGTCGTCTAGGTCAATACAGCCATTATCACCACATTTACTATAAACACACTTGCTAGTGTTTTTATCCCAAGTCGCATTTGGATATGCGTTAATACCCTGGTTAAACATATCAGCGTATATTTCAAATGCATCATCAATTACCTTACAACATGTCTCATTTACTTGACTTGACACATTTTCTTGTGTGTTTGTTGTTCCACTAATCCATTTTGATACATAAACCCCGATAGTTCCATTGTTTTCTTCTGTAATCCAAAACCCATCAAACGATGTTGTTGTACCTGAACCTATAGCGTAGGCTGTTCCACCGTTTGCCACATTAATAGGTTTTAATGTTGTAGTAGTTCCGTAATTATTTACTAGTGTGGTTATATCATTACATACAAAATTTGTTGTAGTTGTAGTCGTTGTAGCACTTGTTGCGCAACCTGATGCAGGAGTCACGGTTGATATCGAAGGTGATAGAGGTAGTTCAATTGTCTTATTTTCGTAACCTTTAACAATTAACGGAAATCCGTCACAAGGACAGTATTCGTCTGATTGTTCATCTTCTCTTGTGATTCTATCAATCTTAGTACATACTGTAGAGCCTGATACACAGGTATCTAATGAATAACCTACTGGACATGAATAAGCGCTAAATTCACCTAAATCAAAAGTAGTACCTATTCTATCAATAGTACTAAATATCCTAACTGAATTAAGTTCACTTTCAAATCTAATATTTTTTAGTTGTGCTTCACTAGCGTCATATATTTCACAAACAAATCCAGCAATACCACTAGTATTGTTGTAACCTTCGATTTCTATAATGTTTTTACCAGCAGATAACTTAATACCCATGACCACGTAACTTTGAATACTTCTTGAGTAAGAAATACTAAAGTTATTATGTATTCCAGCGTAATGTGATGGCGCTGTAACTGGGTTTATTAAGTACTCACCGTTTATTTTTATTTTTGTTTCGTCATCAGCAGCAAACCCTAACCTATATGTCTTTGTTTCTGTTAGTTCAAGACAGTATGATAAACCAATCCATTCTTGAACTGGAAGTGTTCCTGGATTAGACCAAACTGATGCGTTTAGTAATCTACCAGCATTGTTAGTACTTGTTAAGTTGTTATACGTTGAGGCTGATACTGAACCGTTTGTACCACCCCAAAGTATATTGGGGTTAAACATACTAGAGATTACGTCTGAATTATTTTTACCAAATTTACTTTTAATACCACTAAAGGCGTCTGGTGAAGAATATTGTAATGTTCCATCTGAAAACTTATTAATTCCGAAACCACTATGTGTTAAATAATTTCCAGAAGAATCTATTAAATAATCTACGTTGTAGTAAGGTCCAACCCAGCTATCTTTAGTTGTCCCTGTCCAGTATATCGGCCATTGGTTGTCTGTTACGTCTTCAACGAAGATAGTACCTCTAGATAAATAATGTACTGAGTTAGTTAAACCTACACCAGGACCTACTGTATAGGTTGTAGCACTGCTTGTGGTTGCCGTTACCGTTAGTTCTGTACAACTGTCTCCATCAACATCTAATGTATATCCAGAAGGGCAGCTAAATGAGTTGTATGTTTCTCCGCTAGAAATGCAACCTTCAAGGATGCAGTTGTTATCAGATACGTAGCACCAAACATCTTGTTCAACTGCTCTAGAAGGACTTAAATTTAAATCTACTTCCTTAGTGTTAACTACGAGTTTGTGATGATTAGTGTTGTATTCTGTACCTCTATATTTTAAATCAAAGAATCTTTTGTCTTTTATTTCGTTAGATACCCATGATTTTTTATTATCAGGAACTTTGACTAATTCAAATTTTGGTGGTTCCGATATGAATTTTTTTATATTATCAACTTTGGTACACACTTTATTCATCTTAATCCTATCTAATAAGATTGTGAAATCTACACAACTATTCTTTATTGATATCGTGATGTTAATTTTTCTATTTTCTATTGCATCTAAAACTAGTTTATCAGTAATAGTGGTTTCATAATTTAACCAACATGATTGATACCATCCAGTTAATCCGCTGAATATCTCTAACTGCTCTTGTTGAGTAGATGGTAGTGTATTTGTTTCTAAATATTGATTAAATAAATCCGTAACTAAGTTATCTCTAATTTGAGTACATAAATCAGCATTACTACTTAATAACTGACTTTGTGCGAGTGTTGGCATAAATCCTGTATCACCAGTAATTATTATACCTGTCTTGCCAGATGTGGAGTCAATATAATTATATAGGTTATCAGTCCCAATATTCATTAGCGTTTCTTCATAAACACTTGTTAGTATTTTTGTCGTACCTGTACTTTCTACTTCAAGTGTAAATGCAGTTTCGAATTGCTCAAACATATCAATATATGTAGTACATACACCTGGAATTGGGGCTGTGTAGGGTGTAGTTATGATGTTTCCTGTTATACCAGTAATAGAATTTGTTAAAGTTTGTAATTCAGCCTTACAGTTATTTAGTATGGGTGTATATTTGGTTATAGTGTCTTCCGCTCTTTCTCTATCATATATAGAGTAATTACACACACTTGTGTGATAGTCCCCTGGACTTGGTTCACTATCAATAAATGACTTGACTTGTGCGTTAGTGTAGGTTGTTGTGTCGGTACCGTAACTAGCTGACCATGTGCCACCTGTCACTACGTTAGTTTCCCATTCCTGTTTCCCAAGGTCTGTTAAACAATAACTTACCACGTTAGGGTCGAAAATACCATAAGCTAATGGAGGTAGATTGCCTCCATAGTATAACGATGGGTTGGTTGGAATGGTTATACCATTTGGACCTATTACTCCTGGAGCTAAATATTGGATAACATAAGGTACTGAATCTGCGTTATCTATAATATCTTGGTAAAAGTCACACTCTGTACTTACTGTGTTTGCGGACGATTCTAGTTCGTCTAAAGTCGTTAATGTGGTAGAGTTGGCGCCGACAATCCCTAGAGCATTAGCTTTGGCTTTACGCAGTTTATCACATTCAAACATGTATAAATAATCAAAAGATATTTTTAGTTCGCAGGTTTCATTAGGTTCAACATTAAATAGTGTGCTTGAGTTTCCTTCTGGATTCAATATAACCTTAAATAATTCGGAATTATCTAATGCCCACATACATTTTTGTGTTGTAACATCAAAAGTATAACCTAGTAATTCACAACATGGTTTTGTTTGGTGACTAGTTATAGGATTTTGAACTACAGCACCACTAGGTAGTGTTGTTGGTGGTTCGTATAGTCCAACTGTACCGCCAGATAGTTCAATTATTGTGTATCCGTCGGCTTCGTAAGAATCTTTAGTTCTACAATTTTTACTATATAAGGTTATTGCTGGCATTAAATAAGTTTATTATAATTATTAGTTAATATAATTTATTTTAAAAAATAGTAAATTATATTTCATTATATTATTAATATATTACACTATATCTTTATAGCATCCGATTATATTTCTAGCTCTTTGTTCGTATAACTGATATATAATATTTGTTTTAGTTGGGTTATCGGTAAATTCCTTAACACCTTTAGTGTTTAGTTTACATCCGTAACCTTTTTCACCTGTATATGGGTCTGTAATTAATTGATAATTAATATCGTAAAGGCCTCCTGGGCAAAAACCTGTATCGGTATTAACTACTCTTGAATCACCTTTAGGGTCTATAAATTTTAAATAGTAGTTAGTTCCGATTAATTCCATACTACCTAGTGTCGAGCCTGCTAATACCCACTGACACGCTAAAGTGGAACCTACCCCTCTTTTTCTTGAATCATGAAACGGAATTTGTGTACTTACTGAGCTAGTTTGGTTCGTTGGAACGCAAAGATATCCGCAGTTAACTAACTCCCATTGAAGAGTACTCCCAGTAGTACCTGTACTTGTATTTATGTATTCTTCATGATAGAACGGTTTACTACCTGGGGCTAGTGCGTTGCAGCAATTCGGGTCTAACCATTTTGTCGTATTAGTGTGCGTACTTGATACTGTACCATCAGGTTCGTATAGTTCAAACTCTACTTCAATATAATTACCATCTAAAGTGACACCTGTAGGGTTTACTATATTTTGACCTATCATACCTTCTTTACATTTCTTGTCTTTTTGTAGTTGATTTAAGTTGTTAGTGTATGGGTTATTATTAGTTACGTCAATCCTTAACGCTTCATCATCTTCAGGTATATCACATCCGCAGTCCGTTTGCTCTACTTGAGGGCACGGGTCTTTTATTATAGAACTTTCAACTTTTGAGATATTAGTTAAATCTACACCGCTATCATTCTGAAGTGTAATGTGTGTGGCACCAGTGTATTGATTAAATAACCCAGAATTATAATTTGTAAATAACTTTGCGTCAGTTGTTGTGATAGTTGTTGACGTAAGTGTAAACGGTGTAAAGTCTGGAATTATATTTTCTAATTGATTAATATATTCTTTTCCCCCATCATAAGGTCCTACGTGTGGGTTATTACCATTAAGTATGTATTGCGTTGCGGTTTCACCGCCAGTTTCCCTATACCATTGACCACCTTTTTGAAAGTACATATTTGGTGTGTCTCTAAAGAATTTAGGGTATCCATCATAATCTACGTTGTATAGGTCTATGTCGTCGTCTAAGCCATTAGCTTCAAGCGTGGCATAGAATAGTTTCATATCTATTGGTTCTTTGGCTACGTATACGTGTTCGTCAAACTCAATAAGACCGTCTGGAGCACCTATTAATTTAAAGAAAAATTCAATTGTTTTTCTAGTACCTTTAGATTTCCAAATCCAAGATGAATTAAGTATTAGCCTTCTCCATAATTCAGTCTCAGCTTCAGCTGGTGTTAGCCCTCTACTTTGTCCAGCGTAGGTCCTAGCGCCAACGTTTAAATATGAGTTTACTAAGTCGTTCTCTACTATTGAACTTGTCAATTCCCAACCTAGTACTCTAGCTAAGTATTTAACTAATTGGTCTGGTGTGTTTTTTTTCTTATCGTATGTTACAACGTTAGCAAATGATATACCGTCAATATATTTTTTTATCTCGTCAAATTCCCTACCGTAAATTTTTAAGGTTTTGTTCATTTTCTGACCAGCAGTTTCTTCTTCATCACCTTCACAATTTGGTATAGTGTCAAAATCTGATATAGATTCAGCCGTTAAGAATCTAGCCATAAGGTTGGTTTCGATACCATCCTTACTATTCGCTATTTCTATCAATTCACTTACAAATCTAACATATTCAGCAGTGTTGTAATCTATATTGTAACCATCAGTTGTTGGCCATGTTAGTGTTTTTTCAGAAATCGTAATTGTTCCATCGTCTTCATCTTTTTTGTAGTTGTATGTGGATGTGTATTTAGGTAATGTTAACCTGTTTAATAGATTATTTTCATATTGACTTATACTATTAAAAAAAGACTCTTCAATAATCTTATTTGGTTTTATATGGTATGTTGGGGTACTATCTGCTGAACCATTAAAACCAAATGGGTCACCTTCTACTTCTAGTTTGATTGTATCGTTACCAATACTTGTTGCTCCTGAAAACCCTAATACTTTATATTCGTTATCATTAATTAATATAACGTAATCAGCATAACTAACTTGTAGGTTTCTGAGTTTGTTTTTTTTATTAAATGTATTTATTATTGTTCCGTTATTTAAAAAATTAATATCAAATTTATTATCAATGAAGTTGACATCAACATTAAATGTTGCCTTATTCAAGACTGAATTATAATTATAGTTAGATATAGTGTCACCTACAATCGTATTTATACCATCATTTCTTAACGGTGTAACATATAGTGAGGCTGGCCAATTTGTAATTATATTTTCAAGACTAACTCTAATAAATTCCGTAGCAGAACCAAAGTATACTAAATCACATAAGTTACCATTATCTAGATTAAGGGTTACTTTAATGTTGTTATTTAGTATTAACTTACTACCAAAACTTGTCAAGTCGTAGCTATCTAGTGAGTAGAAATTACTATATTTTTTACTTGTATATAGTCTGGTGAGTCTACCCCCGTAATTTGTCGTAGTTACGAAATTACCGAATGTAAATACAGACGTCTCTCCGTCAGCGTTTTCAGTTTGCTGATTACCTACTAGTCCGTCACTAAAGTTTCTATATTCGATTCCACCATTATAAAAGACTCTTTGTGCGTAACCCGCTACCTTTACTCTGTTATTTTCACCCATTTAATTATGTATTTGATACGTCGTTGAATCCTTTTGTGAAATCAATGTTATTAAGTCTATCTTCTTTAATTTCGAATAATGGTTTACCAGTAAATCTATCTTTAATTTCATATAGATTATATTGTTTATAAATTTCATTCGTAAAGTTGTATATACTATAAATACCATCCTCAAGACCCTTACTTTGATTACCAAACATACCAATTGCGAGACTTTCAATGTCGTAGTCAACAATTTCTACTTCCATAATAAATGGTGAAAAAAATGTGTTTGTGATGATTATTTCTTGATTTGGTGAACCAATGTACGGAAGTGTGTTTGGGTTAACATTTGATGGGGCTGATGGTGATAGCGTACAAAAAACAAGTGACGAGTTGTTATTAAATCTGTATCTAATAGCTTTTTGGTTAACATTTGTTAAGTTTTGGTTAACAGGTTCTGCTCTATTATTTGACGTAACTATTCTAAAGAAGTTTTTTATTTTTCTATCAGAAGCTGATGTGTCAGTATTAATATATTCAATTCTGTAACCAACTAAGTTATTGTTTTCAAATGCCCCTATATTTTGACTTACATTAAAGTCTGAGGTATCTAGAACTAGACCTTTTATGTCTGGAAAAGCAGATAAAACACCACAATCTACAATCCTAGTTCTAATTTCCCTAGGTTTGAATGTTATAGTATATATCCCTTTAGTTCCAAATTCACTAATAGGTAATTTAAGTGTATATAACCCCCCGAAAATCTCAAACCCTGTTGTGTTCTTTGGGTTGTTTATTGGTATTAAGTTAGATGAACTTAAACTAAACACTCTTGTGTTAGATGATTCTCTATTTGCTGAGTAAAATACTGTCATTTCTACGTCACTTGGTAACATATCTGCAGGTCTTATTGTACCGTAAACTCCACTTGCCATTTTAAATTATTTTTATTTCTTTATTATAAATATCACTATTTTTGTAAATTATAGAAACCATTTCCATAATTTATTAATTCTTCCATATTTGTTATATCACTAAGTTGCATATGACTCTGAATAACCGTTGACCTACCTCTATCGATGAATAAATCATTAAAGACTGTAGGTGATTCAGTTATCCCAAATAAATAACCTTCTCTAGTTTCTGCGGATAAGTGAATGTTGGTTTCGTTAAACCCTTCAGAATTGTAATTAATTTCAGTATATGGTATTTTATATTTACCAAGAACATTACTAGTTATAGTTCTGGTTTCTCCAGTTTTAGTCGTATAATAAATACCTCTTTTAGTTATTGGTAATAGCGCAAGTTCTGCTGGGTCTGTATCGCCTTCAATTAAATATGTTATCGGATTTAGATTACTATTTGATATAACTCTTGTCCCAGAAATAAATGGTGCGTTTTGATAATCAATAGCACTAATATTTCTGGTTATATCAAAATTTGGTTTGTACCTTAAATTAGCGTCGTATGAAACTACAGAGTCAAGTCTATTTTCTGTAAGTCCAGTAACTTGTATAGGTAGGGTAAAGTACTGATTAATGGTCTTATCTGGATATCTTGTATTAGGATAAGCTCCTGTTTGTGAGAAATTTGTTGTACCACCTGTCATAAAATTAAATTTATAACCGTTATTGTAAATTGTAGTTCCAGATTTTATTAACCCTTGGTAGTCAACTAATAAATTTTTATTATTTGGGTCTGTAGTGTAATTCCATTTAGCTATAAACGGTAATTCGGTAGAAACGCCCATATCATCAGTGTCTTGTGTGAAAAATACATTAATATTAAATGTACTTGCAGTCATTTGTCCCCAATTAGATTGTTCTCTACTTGTATAATTATCTAACGCTATTTTTCTCTTTATAACCTCCATTACATTGTACTTATTTCATACAGTTCTATATTATACTTACCAGTAGTTACATTAGATGTAGTTACATTTGATGTAGTTACATTAGATGAGTAGTTTTCATCTATCTCGTAGAAGTAACCGTCAATATCCCTTGTTAATATATATCTAGTATATAAGTTATTTTTAACACTTGTACCTGTTAAGTTCATAGTTGTCATCATTAGTTCATCAATAGGTAGGTTGGGACTATTTGAAGATATCAGACCTGTTGATATACCAGTCTTAGCGTTATTAAATTTAGCCTTCATGTAAAGGTGTTTAGGTGCATTAAGTATTTTAGGTGGTATTTCATCCTTAAAATGATATAAAGCAAATCCTTCACCATTTCCGTTTCTATCTAATAACGTGTTAGTTAATTCAAAATCCAATTGGTAAGTTGTTGGGTCTGGCACATTACCCTGCCCTGCAGCGGCAATATCTATTGAACTAAATTTAGGGTATAGTGTGATAAATGATATAAAATTTTGATTTGTAGCTATATCGCTATCGTAAAAATCAAGCCTTAAAAAACTTTTAGTAAATGATTTCTTTTTAAAAAGAAAATCGTTATAATCGAAACCTATGTCAGACCAAAAGTTTGATTTTTTTTTAATTGAACTTTTGGTGATAGTCCCGTTGATTAAAGCTAAATTTGAAGGTGTAGGGTTTATGTCAATAACAAATACTGTGGGTGAATCAAGTCTTTTTACTGTAAACTCTTTATCAAAAATATTACTTAGCGGACTTAATATTACAATTTTTTCACCTAATTTTAAATTATGTACTTTTGATGTTTCAAGAGCTAACATACTACTTGTTATTACATTCCCACTGTTTCCTACAATTGCAATGGAAGAGGAATAACTTAATATAGTTACCGAAGATGCTCCGATTAAATTATTGCTTTCTGTTTCTAGTAAATTAATATTATATGTTATATCAGTTATTGGAACAGTATCATCTTTAGGTAGTAGTTTTACCTTTTCATAATCATATATGACGTTAACAGCCTTGTCTACTTCAGTCTCTATGAATTCACTTTCAATTGACTCTTGTTGTCCGACAAAGCCTACATTTTGACTCATAGATAAACTAATGTCGTAACCTGTGGTCCCGCTTAATTGTGAATTAACTATCGTATATTTATTAACAAACATCTTGTCCTTTTTTTACTATAAAATTATCAGTAATAGCGTCACCTATTGGGTCTGGTGGGTCAAAAGGTCCGTTCCCAGTGATATTACCTTGGTAGTATAAATCGTATTGACCAAATGGGTCTTGTCTTTTAGTCATGAGACATATGTTTTGGTGTATATAGTGGGCACCATTTGTAAATGGATAGTCTAGCTCTTCACCTTCCCCATCATAAACTCCAATATCTAATAAATCTCTCCATAGGTATCTCCCGTCATTAACACCTAAATATTCACGGTAATCTGGAATACCACCTGTCTTCTCATCACCTTGTTCTATATATAGTGAGAATTCTCTAATTTTAAATAGATAATGAGGTTTATATAAATAACCTTCTCTTCTAGGACCTTTAGCGAGTCTTGATGCATTTGCATTTTCTCTATCAACGGTGTTAAACCTATGTAGTACATCTGCTAGTTTAGTTTCTCTAAGTGTAAACTTGTTGTACTCAACAACGTCACCATAAAACCAGTCTTTAGTGTTGAAAGTGCTACCGTATATATTACCTTCATTTGGTAGTGTAATGTGGCTGTCGAAGCCAGTCCAAGATGCAGGTCCGTCGTGAATTCTCCTAACATTACTTATTTTGGTATCAGTTAGATTACCTTCTATAAATTCTAAATCCAAACCTGACTTTAACGGACCAAACATACCGTCACTATCGGTTTTTATAAAGGTAATATATAACTCACTAAGTGGTCTACCTAAATTATCACGTATTTCAACACCTGAGTCATCAATCCCTACATCTATATCTTCGTTGATGATGAACTGGTAGTTTAAGTCATTAAATATTGTTCTACTGAAACCTAATGGATACATTTCGTAATCATCCTTTAACAGTATCTTTTTGAATTTTCTTAAATAGTATCTTGATGGTTCACCGTTGACTAGTTTTTTCATTCTACCAGTACTGTTTATAATACCTAAAGTATTTGGTTTTACGTCTATTACGAAGTAATTAGCTAAGTAATCACCATTATTAAGACCTAGTCTTTTTACTGTATGGTCACCATTATAACTTGCAGTCATTCCAGTTAGTCTAACCCTGTCACCGTTTTCTAACCCATGTTGTGTACTAGTACTTAAGGCTACCATTGGTATACCTCCCACTTCTACCGCTGCTGCTGAAACTATTAGTAACCCGCCATTAACAACGTGATGTGTGTCGTCACTATCGTATGGGTATGTTACTGTTAGTTGCCAATTTTTATCAATACTTGAGTTTAGGTCAAATCTATCTCTAGTTGGTTCGATATCAATGAAGTTACAAAAACCTGATTTACTAATGTCTGGGTTAGTAAATCCAAACCAACCTTGATTCTCTTGTAAGTAAGTGTTAAGTGAGTCTTTATATGTTAAATCTAATTTACCTATTGAATTCTGGAATATAGAGGGTGATGCGTCAGAACTAGTTTGGTCCTTTACAAAGTACTTTGCAAAGAACACGTCTAAACCATTACCTGTTTCGGGAGGAGTAAAGTTAATAACGCTACCATAAGTAAAGTTTGCAGTCACATTATTAAGTGAATAAAAGGATGGTTTTGTAGTCACGTTCATTAGTGGATTACTAAATAAAGGTTGAACTGTACCTTGTAATCTGTATATTTTTGACTTATTTCGCTCTTTAGCAAACTCAGCACCAACATCAACCACATGATTTATTTCACCAACGGGTAATACTTTTCTTTCACCACCGAACCCTACTTTTATAAATGTATCCTGGTTCACGTCGTTTTTAGAACTACTCTCTCTTAATTTATATTTTAATCTATTTCTCATATCTTAAAGTAATTAATTTAGTATTTAAATACTAACACCACCATAATTTTGTAGGACTACTACGAAATCACTAGTAAGACAACCCTTACCGTTTCTGTCCCTAACTTTAATAGTATATTTAACAGGTGGGGCGAGTTGAGGTATGCCATTAACATCTATTATTACAGGATTAGCTGGTGGAAGGTTGTATACATCGTTTGAACCAGAAAGTTGTTTAACGACGTCTGGTGTTGTGCTTGACCCTTTATACCATTCTATCACGTATTTATAAATATCAATCCCGCTTGTAACATTAAGGTTAAATACACCGCCGTCAATAGTAGCTGTAATTGTACCTAAAGTTGTATCGCTTTTTAGTACTGCGGTAAGAGGTATGTCTGGTGAAAATACATCAACAAATTCGCTTTTGGTGCATCCACTTACGTCTGTAACTGTAACCTCATATGCGTTAACACCATTCCCTTCATCTAGCCCAAGTCCTGAATTATCGAATGTTACATCGGTACCAGTTTTTGATTCTGTAGAAATAGTTGTTATGTATGGTCCTCCTGACCCACCTACAATATTATTAACTGATATAGAAGCTATTGAACCGTTGCAGTTACCATCCACAATAGTTATAGGGTCGTAAGTTATTGGTTGTGGTTCGTTTACGGCAACACTAAAATTTGTTGTCGTATTAGCTCCGTCATCTGTAACATCAACAGAATACGTTCCAGCATATAGGTCATCTATTAGACTTGTTGTTTTCCCATTACTCCATAAAAATGAATACGGACCTACACCTCCACTAACGTAACTTATAATACTTCCACTTTTTTCACCGTTACAGGCTACGTCCTCAGGAGTTAATACTACGTTTAATGCCTGAGGTTCAATTATTTCTATTAATTCGTCACAGCTAGTCTGAGGTGTGCTAGAGTCGGTTACAATTACTTTGTAATATCCTTTACCTAGATTAGATATAAGTCTACTTGTGGAGTTACCAGTGGTTGGTGGCCCTACAGGGGATAATAAAGTACCTGGTGGTGATGGGTCGTATTCATATGTTGTGACAGTGTATGGTGGTGTTCCGTTACTTATGTCGATTGTTATTTTACCGTCAGTATAACCGTTAGCGGTTATATCAGTTTTTTGTGTGTTACAGTAAGTTGATGGTGCACCTGGAACTATAAATGTGCTGTCGGTTACATTTCCTGCTGAATCGGTAACTGTAACGGTGTATGTTCCAGCATATAATCCAGTTATTGAGTTTGTATTACCACTTTGTGGTGTGTAGTTGGGAGTTAATGGGTAACTTAAACCATTTATGGTTGGCCCATTCCACGAAAATGTGTATGGTCCGACACCCCCAGATACTTGTATCGTTATCTCACCTGAGCCATTACTTAGTGAGTCACTTGTGATATCAGTTGCGATAACGAAAAAATCTATACCTGGTTCTGGTGTACATTTTGCAAAATATTTACTTTTCATTTTACTTAGTGCGGTTTTACCTTTATTTAAGCCAAAGTAGAAATAGTATGAACTTTCATAAAACCATATTTGACCATCAGTCTTTTGAATTGAACCAATACCAATTAATAGAGGGTTAGGTTGAAAAAAAACTTGACTACCTACTGAGTAGCGTTTATTTACATTTCTAAATTCTTTGTAGTGTACATCCTCGTAATCATAGTAATCTTTTTCATCAATTCTAACTGATGGTATTTCTGTTAAGTTTGGTGAATTTAAATACGTAAACATACCTCTTACAAAATCTGATTCAACATCCTCGTTACCAATACGATTATTAGGTACACTGCCAGTGTCATCTCTTCTTTCGTCTAAGCCCATACCTAATTCACTTAACCTTTTTATGTTGTTACAATTTTTACTGTTGGTTTGAAGACCTCCACAGGTTATGTTTCCGATTAACCCTGATTTAAGTATTCCGAACGTTCCGATAGGGATTATCACTACATTAGGAGTTGCTGGGTTTACACCAACGTTATATATTCCATTGTTAATCTGTGGGATAGGAATATAAGAGTAGTAGGTTGAGAGTGGTGTGTCAAACCCTGTTATTTGTATAGGTCCGTTACCCCCAGAAGCTGTAGGTTCGTATTGAGCTACAAGTGGTGGAATATTAAAGGTTGTGTCTGTTAAATATTTATAAAAAACTGGTTCACCTTCCCAGTCACAATCGAATACTGAACCTAGGTTAACGATATCGGTGGCATATAACTTAATGTCACCGTCTCTTGTTATCGGTGAATAGTATAATTCACCATCATTTTTCTTAATGTATCCACTTCTTATTTTTATAGCATCGTAAGCATTAACACCGCCATTAGGGTTTCCATTAGCGTCTGCAGCCGTAAAAGAAGTGCTAAATTGAGGTTGTGAACCTGTACATACGTCAATTATATAGTTACGTTGACATCTATTATCAGGTTTTCCGTTATCATTATTATCTACACCTGTGTTGGCAATCTGTCTACAATCTACCTCGCAAAATCTTTCCCTACCAGCTCCATTCCTTCTGATTTTATATTTTAATAAAAAACTATATAGTGAACCATTAATCCAATCATTATAAAAATCGAATTTAAAGATATCGAAAGCGTCTGCTAATGCTAGTGTTTGACAGTGTGACCATCCAGCGTCACAGCCTTCTATTGATAGAAGTTTTAAAGCTGTACATTCATGTTCATCCGCTCCGTCGTTAACATAGTGGAAATCTTCTTTAGTTTCTAGTTCAGTTTCTGGGTCTACACTTGCGTAAGTTGCATCCCATGCCTTACGAAACACACTTGATTTCGTTTTACCACGCCTACCACCTGGAGCGTATTTTTTTCCACTATCATCGGCACTACAACCTAAGGTTATGTATGGTACGTATGGAATAATATCTTTACAATCACAGCTGTTGTCGCTAGCCTTAAAGGTACCTATACATCCTCCTGACCTACAGGACGACTTATAATAAGCTAATTTAATCCCACATACAAGCGAACCTATTTGGTATAGTGCAATACATATACCTCTCATTATGAGGTTAAGTAGCATCATAATAAGGTTAATTATCGCAATAATGATAAAATTTATTACACCAACTATTCTTGCTATAATCCTAATTATTATACAAATTATTGTAAAAAGTGGGTTAATTTTGTTGTCCAATTTATTAAATGGAAATGGGTTTCTATTCTTAGAATCATCAACATTTTTAAGCCCTATGAAGTTTCTGACTTCATCATTAAGTGTAGGTTGTGCTCTAGTTATGTGATTTTTAACTGTATATATTTTGTTCCATGATAATTCGGTAAAATGTTCATCCTTTGTTGTACTGTCAAAACTAAAATCAACACCCTTTAAAAATGGACTATAACTAGTGGTGCCAGGAGTACCTATTTCTTTAGCGCCCTTCCATGTATCTGGATTGTGTGGTACCAGAAATTTAGCTCTTGTTCTGTTTCTCCCTTCATCACCCTCTATATTCATTCCGATTCTAAATCTTACTTTAGCTTTTGTTGGGATACCTTTTGATGAATCTTCTGATGGGATAAAATTTCCATATTCATCAGTTATCATGTAGTTTCTATTCATGGGTATTTGATACGCCCACGCACCATCTTCATCAATTAATTCACCACCCTCAACATCATACCTTTCGGTTTTATCGTCGTTAGTTTTTCTTATCATTTCGATTCTACCTTCACCAGTTACAAGTTCGTCCATTTTACCTAAATTTTTTCTAGGTGCACATGATTTGCTGACCGCATGTTTATCGTTATCGCTGATGATTGAACCCATGAATATAGCCTGAGGTACTATATTTGTAGCTAAATTAATGTCACTTCTAGCTATACCGATTCTACATTCTTCGGTGTCTCCCCAGAATGGTGGTACTGTAACACTTGTTGGTGAGGTTGTTTTTAATTGAGTAAGCGTTAAAGTTTCACTTATACCTTTAAATTTTGTTGTTGAGGTAAATTTACCAATAGGGTTACCTTCTCGGATTGAATCGTATGGTCTCTGAGAAAGTACGCCTATATCTGAAATGTCAGCGTCTACATGCATAAAGTGTGTACCTACTGGGACTCCGAAAATCATAAAATCACCAGATTCGTTAGTTGTAACGGTGAATTTATAGTAATCACAATATATATCACCCATTTCTGGATTGTCTTGTATTTCCCTTTTACTTGGAAATGTGCCTATTGGTGAGAAACATTCATCTTTTCCCCTGTTGTTTCTAGGTAGGAGGTTGTATGGGATTCCTTTATCATTAGTATCAGTTATTCTTTCGTACGGATATAGTCCAAAGATTTCTGAATCTTCTGCATCTACTTCATCAATTGGTATAAAAATCGACACTTTTGCATTAGGAACACCTACTCCGTTATTAACTATAACTCTTCCGACGACTACACCGTAGTCAGAGCAGAATCGTCTGTACGCTTCAGCTTGTGAAATTTTAAGTGAAAGAATTTCTATAAAATCAAATTTTTGATTTATTTTTAAATTTATATTCTTACTCCTTGAGCCTGGTGTTGTTTTTATCCTGATATTATCTGACATTTATACCTATTTATTTACTTATTCCGAATCTAATAATTCAAATTCATCCTCATCATCAAAATCATACTCATCATCATTATTTTTATTTTTCTTAAATATAACATTACCGATAGATTTTAAATTATCAGTAACATCCACACCTTTGTTGAAAAAGATAACTTTAAAAAGCATATAAATAGAAAACGGTATAACGATTATAGCTGTTAATAACGAAGCGAGTATAAATAAAAAACTCTTAGTTATTAATATAATACCTTTAATAACTATTGGGTCTTTTTTTCCACTTGGTGTTTGCTTAGTATCAACACTATTATTGTCTTTTTTACAATTACATCCCATATTTTTTAATTTAAAATTTTATAATATAAAAATAGTGTTTATTTATTATAAAGTGAATACTTATTTTACCCTTACTTTTATATCGCTGGTGGGGTGTTTAACTTCAAACATACCAGTAGGGTCACCAAAAAGAGTGTATTCTCCAAGTAGGTCAATCTGTCTAGTTTCGTCGCTGACGTATGGTTGAGATACTTCGTTTGAAGAGTATTTACCACCACCTACTTTATTATAAACCCTTAAGTCAACAACATTTAGTACTCCTGCAACGTTGTTTATTTGTTCAATAAGTTGTGCTATATATATGTTGTCACCCATGCCCCATTTATTAATATCAAAATAATCTGTAATATTATTAATAGTTTCGGTAATTACTTCAGATTGTGAAAATTGTTTATCAACAAATAAATCAACTTCAAAACCTAAGTTAAATACTTTACCGTTAGATACTTCAACGTAGTCATTAAGCATTCTGTAATTTGATAAATAAGTCCCTATGTTTTCTCTTAGTGTGGATGTTAAATTTGTACTTAATTTACTATTTTCATCAAGAGTTAGTGTATATATTCTTATTTTATTTTGAATTTCGATTACGTTATTTCTAAACGGTACACCAAATTCACCTGGAATAAGAGCGATTCTAACTTTATAATCTTCAATAGTAACACATCTTTCTTGTGACGCAAAATTATATCTAACAAGGTTTCTTAATTCTTCAATTGAAGGTTCGTCTTTACCACCAAGCGCTGGTAGGGGATTGCTAACTTTTAGTGAATTACGAACGTTTTGATTAATTGTAGAGTCCGCTCCATTAACGAATTGCTCAACACTATTAATATTTATTAACGTATTAGGTCCAATGTTGGTACTTGAACCACCACCTACCCTGTAGGATATAAACATTGTCTTATTAGCTGTTAAGGTTAGCCCTAACGATAGATTATTGATAAAGTCACCAATCCTACCAACAAGTGATTTATCTACGTCAAAATCACACAATGAGCTTATGTCTTGGGTACCGCCACCAAATATTATCTTGGTAAATCCGTTATCGGTAAATTCTTTTATGAACCTTTGGTCAACTCTTTTAAATTTACCAGGTTTGACTGTTGAGTTATCACTGAGTCTTGTATTGTCTGGTATAAATACCACATCATCAGCAAGTGCACTTACTTCGTACCATCTAATATCTTCATCGTAAAATTGAGAACTAGATGGTGTTTTTGTTAAGTTTGTACCTTCAAGAGTTATAATAGAATTTATTGATAATATGTCATCATCTGGAAGTACTACTTCTAAGAATGGTTTTACGTCTGAGCTAGTTATTACTCTTTTAAATATTTTTGTAACACCATTTATTACCATTTCTCTTTTTGTTAACGTATAGTTAATAATATTTCCGTTACTATCTAAGTTAGGTAATACGAGTCTGTTTGGTATTCCACCTGTTGTAAACGGTGAGGAAAAATCAATTTCATCTGATGTTTCGAAAACTTTACCTGAGCCACTGATTTGCGCACCCCTTTTAATTATTGGGGCGTAAGACACATCAAAAGTATCACCTATAACTGGTATTGTTACTGAAAAATCAGCAATACTTACTGAGGGTCTTTTTCCTGGAATCTTAAGTCCAAATGTTCTTGCCATTGATAGTATTGAACTTCTTTCCTGTGCAAAGTCTATTTGTGTTTCTTGAAACATTCTATCAGTTTGGAATGATAACATATCACCTACCGCAGCGTTTAGTTCTAAAAGCATCATACCTACTGACGCATCGTTAAAGTCGTTAAGTGTGTCTGGGTAGTATTGTTTAACGTACCCTATCAGTTCTTGTCTGACGTCAGCAAAGTTACGACTATAATAATTTATTTTTTTTGACATATTTTTTATTTTTAAATTTGGATTAATATAAAATCTGTTTCAACAAATGTATCCTCTGTAACTGTGTAATCTATTCTTAGTATTGATACGTGTTCATTTCGGTCACTGGTTGTGACTGATACGTCATTTATTGAAAGGTTTGGTAAGTATTTTTTAACTGTTTCGTTAATATCATCTTTTATATTTCCTTTGGTTGCATCATCGTTTAAATCAAACATATACTTAAGAAGGTCTGTACCAAAATCTGGCATGTAAAGTCTCTCACCTTTCCTTGTTAATATTAAGTGCATTAAATCAGACTTGATAGCAGAAGCGTCTTCATTATTTAACATTATATAATGACCTAAGTTACTGTCTTTAAACGGAAACTGTATATTTATAAACTTACCATTACCAGCCATAATATCTTTTCTTTATTATAAATATTATAATAAAACTTTTTTAAAAATAAATAGATAAATAAAAAAAGGTCTAACGTTACGCTAGACCTTTTCTTTTACTTTGTGTTAATGTGTGTTAATTATCACACATTGCAATTACACGTTTATATAATCTACTCACAGTCTGACCGTTCCAAAACCCGCCTGTTGAAGTTATAAACCCCATTTCGGTGACGTTTCTTGCTATTTCTGCAAAGCTACTCCCTTTTTCACGCATACCTACAATAATATCACTAACCTCTTTGTTAAATAACCTCGCTTCCCTTTTTTTTCTATCAGCACCTTTTTGTGATGCTTCTTTAGTGAGGTTTTCTGGTTTACCTAGTTTAACCCCTCTAGCTCTAGCTATAGCTAACCCCTCCTTAGTTAACTTAGAATGACCTTCTCTACCAGTGATACCATGAACTTTTCCGTGGCAAGAGCTACATAATGGTATTGTACGTTTACCTCCTCTTACTCTTGGAATAACGTGATGCATCTCTTCCTGAGGTCCACCACATTCGAAACATTTATCTAAGTCTATTGTTAATTGATTCATGTAATATATTATATCGAAAATAATTAACAATGTAAACCATTATTAAATTTACCCATAAAAAAAGAGGAGAACCTTTTGGAACCCCTCTTTATCTTATTTATTATTTATTTTAATATGTGTCGCTAACCGTCACATGCGATACAGTCAACCATTGCTGCTTGGGCAATGTCACCCCTTAGGACGCTTTCAGTTCTCATGTAGTATAGAGTTTTAACGCCTAACTTCCATGCTTCTAAATGTACTTGATTAAGCCACTTTGGTGAAGCTTCTTTTGGGAATGCTAAATTAAGTGATACGGACTGGTCAATGTATTGCTGTCTAATCCCTGCTTGAGTAATTAAATCAAGTTGGTTAATCTCTTTAAAAGTTTTAAACACCTCTTTAAAAGCTACTATCTCATTAACTATTGTATTTTCTTCAATGGTGGTGATATTTTTTAATTTACCATCAATAAACCCCCAGTCATCAAAGTCTGAAATATCTTGAACAGAACCACCGTCGTAAAGCATCTTATCCCAGATTTCTTTAGTGTTCAATTTCATCTTTTTTAAGTACTTTTCTAATGAAGGATTTTTCCTGATAAAAGTACCCTTAGCTGATTGGTCTGTCCATACATTTGCTGGCCATGGTTCTATACCTGCTGATAGGTTACCTGCATTCTTAGAGTTGGATACCGTTGGTGCTACTGCTCTTAAGTGGGTGTTTCTCATTCCAGTACCTATACACCAAAGTGGTTCACCATACTCGTCAGCTAGTGCTCTTGACGCTCTTTCCGATTCTAACTTCATTTGTGAGAATATCTTTCTAGTTTCATATTGTGCTAAAAGTCCTTCAAACGGAAGACCTTTATTTTGTAGATAAGAGTGCCACCCTAGTACACCAAGACCTAACGCCCTACCTTTTTCAGCACTTCTAACAGAGTTTTCAAATCCTCTCATGTTTTTAGCTTTCTGAATAAACTCTTCTAATACACCATCTAGAAATATAGTTGCAGTATATATTAAGTCAGTATCTTTCCATTCGTCAAATTTAGCTAAATTAAGAGAAGATAAACAGCAAACAAATGAATGTGACTCATCGGTTGCGAGTGTAATTTCGCTACAGATATTTGTCATAAATACTTTTAAGTTATTTTTTTTATACGCTTCTGGGTTTTGATTATTAACATTACCTTTAAACATAATATATGGTTCACCAGTTTGCCTTCTTTTCTTAAGGACCGCTCCCCACCTTTTCCTAGCGTCCTCATTACCAGATTCAACTTTCCTCATAAATTTATTAGAAATAACAACACACTGATGCATGTTAAGACATTGTCTGTTTACATCACCTTTTGGTTCTCTTATCTCTAACCAGTCGTAAAAGTCATCATGCTCTATATTCATGTTGACACTAGCAGCACCTCTTCTAACAGCACCTTGATTAGTCGCAAGAATAGTTGAGTCGTACATTTTGACGAAGGGGATGACACCGTCAGACGTGCCGTTACCTGTGATACTAGAACCTGCTGGTCTTATCTGATTAATACCAATACCAACACCTCCACCATGCTTAGCTAAAAGCATCATTTCTAAGTTTTTTTGTCCTATATCTAGGATTGAATCTGCAATATCAATTCCAAAACATGAAATAGGTAAACCTCTCTCTGTTCCTGTGTTAGATAATACTGGCGTAGCTAAACATAGCCAGCCTTGCCAGATGTAATCAAAGAATTTTGAAGCCATTTTAGGTTTACCGAGTCTTCTAGCTACTGTCGTGGATACCCTCCAGTAAGCATCTTTTGGTGTTTCATCTTCCATTAAGTAACCTTTAGATATAGTCTTAATATAAACTTCGGTACATCCCCACTCTGGAATATCAACACCTTTTTCCCAACCTAACTCTTCAATTAGTTTTTTTACTTCTTTGTTTGAAGTCTCTTTAATATTAACTTCTTTTATACTTTCTGAGATTGTCTCAGTATCTTTTTTATCCAAATTACTCTTATTCATAATTTATTTTTAGTTATTTAATTTTATTTAATTTTAAAATAAGTCATCCCAGTTATCATCTTCACCTGCTTTTGAGTAGTCGGTTGGTCTTACTGCGAAAAAATCGGTATGAGTATGTCCCCCAGTTAAATGATAAAACCACTCTAAGTTGTCAGCTGATTCTTTATCATATTCAATAAATGGTCCGTCAGTGTAACCTAACTCTCTAATTTTATCGTTAGCTCTTGCTTTGATAAAGTTCTTAAGGTCGTCTTTTTTAAGATTTTCTAAGTCACCTTCTTCAAACATTTTATCTATAAATTCAAGTTCCATTTGAACCATTAGGTTCCCAGCTTCTATAACCTTACTCTTGACAGACTCAAGTAATTCAGGATATTCTTCACACATATGTCTAAATAGTTGACATCCCATTTTAGAATGTAATGATTCATCTCTAACTGACCATTTCATTTGTTGACCTATCCCTTTTAACATGTTTCTCATTTGGAATGAATACAGTACCGCAAACGAGCTGTATAATGACACTCCTTCTGCAAAGCCTGAGAATACAGCAAGACTTCTAGCTACTTCTTCTCTAGCTTTTGGGTTTATCGCTAATTCTTCATGGTTGTAAGTATCTCTAGTGTTCATTAGGAATTCAAACTTAGCTGATGTTGCTGGTTCATGTAGAAACGCTGCGAAATCGTCAAGACCAAGAGATTCGTTTAAGTAAGAATACGCTACTGCGTGTATTGTTTCTTGAGACCCAAACATCATTGACATGTGTTTTATTTCGTGCTTCGGAAACCAATTGGTTACCATCCCAGTCCAATAGTCAGATACTGCACATTCTGTTTGTGAAAAACCTAAAAGAATATTACCTACTAGGTTTTTTTCATGAGGCTTTAAGTTTTCATTCCAGTCCTTAACGTCACCACCCATAGCTATTTCAGTATGTAACCAAAATGCCTGCGCCTGAAGTAACCAACCTTCATTATAATATACTGGGTAATCAAAAGGTTTATATTCTACCCTATTTTCAAATAATTTTGCCATAATATTTATTTATTTTATTTTTAATTAGTGTTTCCGTTAACACCTGGTAATTTGTTAAGACTCTCAAGAGCTTCATTAACTCTGTTTTGGTCGTTAATAGCTTTTACTGCGTTACTTTGCAGGAATGTATTACCCTTGCCACTATCTTCTGTCATGTCAATTTGAACAGTAGCGTTATTGAATATAACATTATCGAATTGAATACCATCCTTACCGAATCTAGACTTAAGAATCGCCATATTAGCAAAGCCAGTTTCCTTTTGTTCAAGTGACTTGGCGATTGACAATATAAAGTGACCTATTTGACCTTTCTTTATAGAACCACCCATCATACTTGAATCGACAGTCTCTGCGTTGATGGAACTTCTATTACCTTGTACCGCTGTCCAACCTGCGATATCTAATTCGCTAAGAAGTGTTTCGAATTGTCTCATTACGTTACCTTCACCAGACCATTCGTCAGAAAACGACTTACTTGGTTGCACAACATCAATATAGTCAAGAATAACCATATCAGGTCTAAATCCAGTAGATATTAACTTCTTAATATATTGCTTAATCATAGGGATAGTTGTACCATCACTAGGAAACTTCTTTAATTTAATCTGACCTGGTTGTTCTTCTCTAGCTTTAGCAGTCGCAATTATCTCGTCAAAGTTCTCAGTTAATTCATTAAGAGTGTATTTACCCTCCATCCAACATGTTAAGTGTTTTCTTTGTATTACCTTTGGGTTGTCCTCAAAGAAAATCTGTAAGACGTTTTTTCCGACGTTCTTAGCGTTGTTTGCTATCTTAGTCATAAGAGTAGTCTTACCAACTCCGAAAGGCGCTAAAATTACAGCTAACTCCCCTTTAGATAGGCCACCATCCATGTATTCGTCAAGTCCATTAATACCAGTTGGTATTGGGTTTCTAAAATCTTCGGCTAATACGCTTTCAAGGTCTTCAAACACATCCATTCCATCATCTTTACTGTCACCGACTTCTAGTGCTTTCTTTAGGATGTCCTCACATTCTGGATAGTCATCTAAGTTTCCTGTTTCGATAATCTTTTGTATCTCTCTAACAGACTTCTTAAGTTCTTGTTGTTTACAGAACTTCATAGCTGTGTCTTGAATATGAAGACTGTTGTTAAGTTCTGCATTTTTTACCTTATCAAACTGCTCAATATACATTTCTTTATCAATCTCATTAGAGACAGTTGATAAAATCATTGATTCTAAGTTACTAACATCAGGTATTACGCCGTACTCCTCATAGTTGTCAGCAATCTTTAATGAAGCAGTTCTTAGGAAACTATCTTCAAAATAATTAGGCTGTAAGATGTCAATAATAGTTTCTCCAAATTTTCTATCCACTAGAAGTTGTTGAATTAATCTATATTGAAAATCTAATCCTAAGTAACCTAATTTGTTTTTGTCAATTAAACTCATTTTATAAAACTTGTATTAAATAAATATCTTACTTTGTCTCAAACTTATGAGGTGCTAACGATTTTGTTATATCATACCCTCCGTATGATGTTGTATAGTTATCTCTACTTAAATATTCTGAAATTTCAGCAATAATACTAGGTATAATTTCTCTAATATTTACCTCATACCTAACATCTTTTTGAAACCAGTTTCCAGAAAAAGAACTCTTAGCTATTACTTTTTTATCTACTTTAATTTCAAAAGTAAATATATCTTCATTTTCAAATACGTTCTTTGTATCGTCGTCAATCGGAACCACTCTGTACGGGTTGTAACCTGACCAAGCATATTTCTTAGATATCTTCTTAAGAAAGCTAGGAATCATACCCATAGTTGGTGTATGTATACCTGTTAGTTCATCGATTAATTCTTTAATCTCTGCAGAGTTAATTGCGTTTTTATTATAACCTCTAATGTCAAACATTCTTTGACAGATAATTGGTTTCTTCGCGTTTTCAGTTTTTTTAGCTGCTTCATTGATGTACAATGCAAATTCAAATCTAAAATTGTCCCATGGGTTTCTACTTTTCATAACTTTTAATTTTAATTTATAATATTTTCTTTTTTCTCTCTTTCCATTAATTTTTTAAACGGAAGTAAGTAAGTTTCATACCTAGACTGTCCAAGTATTTTATCTAGTCCGTCATTTTTTAACATTCTATATGCGTTTTTTATTGACCTATCATCACTTAGTGGTGAATCTATTAATAAATTAACATCTTTTAACGCTTTTTCTGACACTAGTGGTGTTGTTAAGTCAATAAGTTTTCTATTGATTTCATATAGATTATCACCTTGAACTCCTTCGGTTGTTCCGTTAATGATATTGTCAAGAACCTGTAACTTATTCTTTTTACCTTGTAATCTTTCTTCTTGTAATTTACTAGCATCATTGATAATTTCATCTAGTGTTACTTTTCTTTCGGTAAGTTGAGGGAAGTGTTTGAATAGAGTACCTTCACCTAGTCTCTTAACACCCTTTATATTATCGCTTGAGTCACCGCAAAGAATTTTCATTACCGCAATGTTTTCATGATGATATCCAAATTGTTCTTTGAAGTTACTCGGTGTAATGTATTTTTTTAAATGAAGAAGGTATAGTCTTATATTTTTACTTACAAGTTGTGCAATATCCATATCGCTTGTAACTACTGTTATATTTTCTACATCTTGTTTCACTTTGCAAAAGTACGCAATAAAATCGTCTGCTTCAACCTTTTCGTCAATTAATTGTCTAATATATAATTCTTCTAGATAATTAAATACAACTTCTCTCTGGTGGACCTCCATTAAATCATCTGGAATAGTTCCGTTAATGTAGTCTTTATTTCTATTGCCTTTATAATCTTTATAGATTTCCCATCTCATTTTTCCAGAAAATTTACCATCCCAGAATACATATACTTTGTGATATAGGTTTTCTTCCATTAATTTTCTTAGTACAGTCAGAAACTGATAAACACCCCCGTTTTGATTACCACTTTCATCGTAGTCATCCTTAGTTGCGGAATACCCTCTTTTAAAGAGGGCATTACCATCTACAACTAATGTGTTTATACTAAGTTTATTATCTAATTTACTAATGCCAGTTTTTGGCGGTGTTCTTTTCATTAAAACCTATTAAAAGGGTTAAACAATATATTTAAAATATTAAGCTTTTGTTTCAGCTTTTTCTTCTACCTCTTCCTTAACAACAACAAAGTCAGCTGATTCACTGTTAAGTTTTTTAAGGATGTAGTCTCTATGTTCTTTTTTGTATTCCTCAATCTTAGATGGGTTCCAGTAACCATGTGGAGTTGACGCTAATTTACCTTGCTCTTCAACACCGTTAACTTGATTCTTCTCACATCTTACCTTTGTTTCAATACCAAATTGATATACCTCACCTCCAGAAGTTGCTTTTAACTTAACTGTTGAATGTGTAAGAATCCCTCCAAAGTGTACGATTACTCTTGGTGCGTAAAAAAATGCTTCACCACCCTTGTGTTTGATAACAGTATTCATGTTATCTAACCAAATCTTTTGTACCACTGCGAACGTATTTGTGTACGGTTTACCCATTCTTCTAGATGATGGAAGTCTGTGTTGAGTTAACGACTTGAAAGCCGTTTCCATAGAACCAGCGTTCCATTGATTATTACTAGACTTAGACATTACCGATTGATAACCGTTAAGTGAACCAACGGAGTCCCAAAGAAAACATAAATCTCTGTCTAATTCACCTTTTTCTTGTAGGTCAAGTAATTCAGTCATAAATCTAGCAATATCTTCAATAATCGGCTCATACCTAAGTGGTTTAGTACCAACTTTACCATTTGAGTAATCAACATTCTGAAATCTCTTCATAAGGTCGTCACCGTTCATGAATACAAAGTCACCCTCATAGTCGATTACTTCACCAGTACTTTCGTCAATAACTTCTTCGAATTGAACACCGATATTCCTAGCGTGTTCCCATGACCAATTACCCTCAGTTTCCATAATCACTGGTAAATCACCAACTTTTTGTGCTCCAGCAACTGCTTCATAAATCGCTGTAGACTTTCCTGTATTACTGTAACCTCTAAATGAAGTGAAGTATCCTCTTGCTAAACCTGGAATCTTTAATGCTTCGTGAAATGAATCTGATAACGGTATCCATGATAATTCTTTTTCTTTAACTACAATATCAAGTCCATTATTCTTTTTAAACGCTTTATTGTCAAACGCCTTCTTTTTAATTGGTTTTTTTGGTGCTTTACTTGCCATAACTTTTTTTATATTTATTATTAATTATTAGAGGAAAAAAATGGGCAACAAAGTACCCACCTTTTATCTATATATTATTTAATTTAGAATGGTAAGTCGTCATCCTCATCCTCAACATTAGTTGTCGGAGCTGGAGTTACTACTTCTACCACTGGTACAGTTGGGACTACTTTTTCTGTAGTAAGTGTTAAGTCCTTAAAATCAGACGCAGTACCCATTGTTAATTCAGAATCATCATCCTCGGTCCGTGAAGATGTTTCAATAGCGGCAGCATCAAGGCTACTCTTAGATACCCACTTATCATTCTCTTTGCTCCATGTCGGGACTTCACCAGATACTACAATCTTTAAGTAGTTATAATCTCTAAGACTATAAACATCTCTCCATGTTCTAGTGTCGTTAGCCCATACTGAAGCCTCGTTATCATCCTCACTTAATGGTGTTGATTCTAATGGGTAAGCTACTGATTGAACTATTGGAACTTTAAATTGATTTCTTGCAATATTTAAAATTAAATCTCTACCTGATTGCGGGTCTGTAATGTCATGCTTGACAGCTTTAACTGCTCCCATTATTTTATCTAGTGTTCCACCGCCATCCCATGCGTGATTAAATCTCCAGAATTTTACACCTTCTTTTTCATTACCTCTTTCAATAACCTTAAGGATGTACATTTTTCTAGCTGAATACTTCTTTGCTAATTCCTTGTCAGCTTCTTTACCAGTCGCCCTTAATGTTTGATTAACTTCGCAGAACGGACACTCAGTATCTTCTTCGTGTTTAAGACATGGAAACGTTTTCCATGCACCATCAACTTGTGCTTTGTGTCCCCATAAAGTATCCCAGAATACGTTTTGACCTTCTTTAGGTGGTAGGATTCTTATTACCTTTGTTGTTGAATTTTCGTTAGGCTGTAAAAAAGTACTAAAATAGTTAGATAACTCGTACTTCTTTATTTCTGTTTTTTTTTCGGCTTGCTGAGAGTCAGCGTAACCTTTCATCATGTTTTCAAATTTGTTCATAATTTGCTTTTGTTTTTTTTTAAATTAGTTTATATTATTGCTATAGTCTTACAGGTAACCCCTGCTTATATAAATATCGGTAAATAAGCAGAAAGACCAATAATTAGTTCTTTTTTTTAAACTTTTTAACCACCCTGTTACACAAATATATGAGTAAATTAAGTGTAGTGCAATAGTTAAGGACAAAAAAAATGAGGTAATTGTTATAACTACCTCATTATTAATTAATTAATTTTAATTTTATTTAGAAATCTTCTTCCTCAAACTCGTTTTTATCAATAAAACTATCTTTAAGTTTATCGTCAGAGTAGTCTTTTTGTATTTCCTTTTTATCTAATACATATTCCGTTTCTTTCTTCTCACTTGACATCACATCGTACTGACCTTCTTGGTCTTTCCAGAAGTCACCTAGTCTCATATTAAATGGAGCTGAATCCATAGAAATCATTTCTAATTTTTCGTTAGGTGTTGGTGCTCTCTTTTCTAATTCACTTTCAAGACTATCAATTTTAGTTGATATTGAACTCATTGAGGTTACTTGGTTCTCTAAGTTGTCAATCATTCCCATTAACTGGTCAATCTTTTGATTAGCTGAATCTGCAGACGCTTTAGCTTCTTCGGAACCTTTTACTAATTCAGTAACATCTAGCTCAACGGCATCGTCCATGGATTCCATTTCTGGCTCTTCTACTGAGTCTTCATCACCGAAACCTACTTCATCATCACCAAACCCTTCAGCGTCTTCTGAGTCGTCTAATGGTTCGTCTTCACTTTCTTCTTCTCCAGGTATGTTTATATCCTCGTCTGGGATATCTAGTTCTTCGTCTTCTTCTTTAATGTTACTAAGTAGTAAGTCGTCTACAGTTTGTTTAGTGTCTTCATCTTCATCTTCATAGAATAGAAAGCTGTTTTCTAAAATATTTTTAAACCTGTTTACTTCTTCTTTTAATAGACTTTTTTTATTGTTTTTCTTATTCATATTTGTATGTGTTACATAAGTAGCTCTCTACCGTCTTCAGTTATGATTTTCTTATTAATTCTTTCAACTAGACTTTTATCACCTTTAATCACACAAACCCCCTCGGAATTACAATCCATTTGTTCTTGTCTAGATTTTTCTTCGTCAGTAAGAAAGTTGTTGATACTTTTTTTTAAATTTTTATCACTCATATTATTCTTTGTTTACGTTCGTTATTATATTAATAAATATATGGGAATTACTAAAAAATACGCTTTATGTTAGATATATTTAACTTATTGTCATTTGTTAGCATTATTTTACCTTGATAGTCTTCCCAGTTAATCTTAACCGACTTGTGGTCAATATTACCGTCGTCAGTGTCTGAAATTTTTTCAATTAGTTTATTTAATGCGTTTATAGTGTAAATGCAACTACCTTTTTTATGTATTAGAATTGCGTTTGGAAATAAGTCTTTAAAGTTAACTCTTTCAGTTCTAGATATTGTAAATT